TGGAGGGCCTGGGCTGATGGCTGCCAAGGGAATCAGCGCCAATGAGCGTGCCTGGCTGGACACGATCCGCCTGGCAGAAGGCACCTGGCATGGCGGCGGCGCCAAGGGCTACGGCACCATGTTCGGTGGCGGCCAGTTCGACTGGTCCAAGGGCCACCCCGATCGGGTGGTGCGCAGCGGCGGCTATGCCTCGGCCGCGGCGGGCGCCTATCAATTCATGCCCGACACCTGGAAGGGTGTCACCAAGCAGCTTGGCGTCGACAGCCGCGACTTCTCCCCCGCCGCGCAGGACCGCGCCGCGCTGCAGCTGATCCGCAATCGCGGCGTCGATCCAACCCAATCGATCAGCCGCGGCGGGCTGGCCAAGCTGGCGCCGGAGTGGGCGTCGCTGCCGACCGCTGCCGGCAAGAGCTATTACAACCAGCCGGTCAAACGGGCCGATGAGCTGACGCGCTTCTTCCAGGGCCGCGTTGGCGCTAACCCGAGCGGTGCTGGTGTCAGCGGCTCTGCCCCCAATCCAGGCAACGGCGCTGCCGCAGCCACTGGCGGTGGTGGTGCGGCAGCGGCGCTCAGCCCCGCGGGCCTGCTGACACCGCTGCTGACGCCCGCCACCCCGGCGCCGATGGGTCTGACACCCTCACCTGCTGGCGGACTGTTTCCGGCCGCGGCGGACAATCCGCTGACGCGCATCAGCAAACCCTCGGCCGGCATCCTCTCGGTGTTGGCGCAGCAGGCCGCGAACCTGGAGGGCGATTTGCCGATGTTGGCTTCAAGGCGGCAGCAGGTGCAGGCGGGCGCGCAGCGAATGGCGGGCAGCCCGCCTCGCAATTTCATGCAGCGGCTGATCGCTGTTACGCAGCTGCCTGGGGTTTGAGTGTTGGCGGCTGCTCGGGTCGCGGCTCGCTGGCCGCACCGGGCACCCGCCGGCCACCACCATCTCGGCGTTTCTGCAGCAGCGAGCCGGGCGCCCGGCGGCTCAAGGTGGCGGGCATCAGCATCTCGGCCTGCAGTTTCTCTCTGAGGCTGGCGCGGCCACTGCGCTGGAAGCCGCTGGGCACGGTGAATTTGCGCTGCAGGCAATCAGCCTGGGACATCCAGGTGCCGGTGAGCGCCTTGATCAGATGTTCGGTGGCAGCCCAGTCGTAATAGAGCATCGGCGCTTCAAAAGAGCGGGGGCCGTGATCGAGCATCGCTTCACAGCCGGTCAGGGTGCGGATCCAGTTGCCGATCAACTCGGCCTGCTCAAAGCTGAAGCGCGAGAGGTTGAGCCGGCCAGTGGCGTAATTCGCGCCGCGGGTGGTGAGGATGCGGCCGCGATCAGCCCACAGCGATGCAATGGCTTCTGCGCCCAGCAGCTCGAGCACCGCCGAGGACACCTGGAAGTGACGGATCGGTGTTTCGCCGGGTTGTACCGGTGCGCCCTGATCGATCGGGTATAGCAACTGGAAAGCGGTCTCGAAGTATTTGCTCGACACCCGCAGCCGCCACTGGCCAGCGCGGCTGGTGTCATCACCGCCGGCAACCGGGTGGTAGCGAGGCTCCCTGGTCTCCGGCAGGAACTGCCGCAGCCGCCGCCACTGGTAGTGGATGTAGTCCATGTGGGCCTTGGGTTGATGCAACTGCAGGGAGTAACTGCGGCTGCACAGGCAGATCGAGCCACGACCCAGGCAATAGGAGAGCACCAGCCTGGTAAGGGCTGCGGTCTCGCTGGGGTTGAGCCGAACACGGGGCGTGGCCATCGCTGCTGCTGATTCGCTTACACAGGCGGGAGGGTATATAGCCTCGTCAGACAAGCACAGAGGGCTTGTCCCTGTGCAATCACAACTGATTTCGCGCAGGAGGCGCTATCCGCTTTGTGGATTGATTCAGACTTCCCAAAACTGCTCGGCGCCGAGCTTTACCGTCCTCACCCGACGTACGTTGCTGAGCTGGCAATCGAGCCTGTCGTTGTACACGACTTCTCCAAAATGCCGGGGCAGACTGTACAACTGGACCGCTATTCCTACTGGGGAGCGCCTGGTTCTAAGGAGTCCCGTGAGCGCACTCCCGATCAAACGATCGGCACTGCTTCGTCCCGCAATGTGACAAAGCAGAAGGTGTTGGTGACTCTCAAGGAGTACACCGGCCCTGCAGATCCCACCGAAGCGGATCAACCCAGCACCTTCAAGGTGAGCCGTGAAAATCTAATGACCGCGCAGCGGTTGCTGATCGACACCGGCAACCTTGGTGTGTTCCACCAGTCGATCGGTTCGCTGACTCTGCTGGACGACTATCGCCGCTGGCGCGACCGCGTCTTCATCAACGAGCTCTACAAGTCCTACTCCCGCGGTAAGGCTTCCAACGAGCAAGGTGGTTACTACTTCCCTCAGGGTCTGAGCGAAGACGAGATTGCCACCCCCGGTTATGACGTCAGCGTTGCTGGCGCTAACGACAACGCCAAGTTCTCCGTCAAGGGTGATCTGCTGGCCGTTGTGAAGGACATGCGTTCACGCAACGTCCCCACCTTCCAGGACGGTTACTACCGTTGTCTGGCTGATCCCGAGTTCATGATGCACATGCGTCAGGACTCTGACTTCCGCGAAATCGCTCGTTATAGCGGTATCGGTCAAGTCAATCCGATGCAGCCGTTCCTGCAACCCAACGCCGTTAATTACCTCGGCATGGGTCCTGCATATGGCCAGGCAGGTTTCGTGGCTGGTGCTCCCTCGATGCCGACAGGCTTCCTCTTTGAGGGCGTGCGGTTCTTTGAAACCACCAACATGCCTGAGTATCACTACGACGCCGCCATCAAGGGCGCCAAGGGATACGCCGGCAGCACCGCCAAATCGACCCGTGCTGCTTGCGGCATGTTCTTCGGTCCTCAGGCTGTGGGCATCGGCGTGGGCGGCAACAATGCTCAGGTGTTGATCAACTCCAACGACGACTTCTCTCGTTTTGTGATTCTGATCTGGAGCCTGTTCGCTGGTTTCGAAGTCCTCAACTACGACTTCACCACCATCGCTCATTCCTTTGTGTATCAGGTCTGAAACGGAGGCCCTAATCCCTAACTGGAGTCCTAATCCCAATGGCTGAATCTTACAAAAAAATCTACCCAGGGAACTGGGTTAGCCACATCAACGCTTGGCCTCTGCCCAACGCTGAGTTCAAAAAGAACAAGCGGCCCGCAGGCGATCCCCACGATCGTCAGCAGCAGGGTGTCCTCTATCTGCCTGGCTTCATTGCCGTGCAGAAGGTGGCCTTCGCTCGCATCGAAGGTGGCGTGGAAGCTGATGGCGTCGTGCATAGCTACGACCTGACCATCGGCTCCCCCGACACCCGCGGTGATGACAAGCCCCGCGCTGACATCAAAGGCCTGGTGGTGCCCGAAGGCGCCCTGCTGTACCGCGCCGGCTTCCGCGTCTCTCCCATTGGCGCCCAGCCTGGCTACTACAGCTCTGGTGCCAAGGACCTGACCGGCAACGACAGCTCTGGTCTGCTGGCGGCTCCCGCCTGCGAACTGTGGCTGGAAGCCGGTGCCGCTGCTCCGGTGGCTGCTCCCACCGCCGGTGCCATCACCGCCAATGCCACCAACACCCTGTCTCTCAAGACTCCCCCCAGCGGTGAGATCGCGGCTGACGAGGTGCTGACGAGCCTGACCGAGCCCGTGCTGACCACCGCTGAGCAGACCTTCCGTCTGTACACCGACCTGGGCAGCCTGGGCGCCAACCTCCTCGGTGGCGTGTATGTGGTGGCTGAAGTCTGCTATCTGGTCAATGACTCGGTGGTGGATCTCGAGTCCTGCCACCTGCCCGGTGCTGCCTACTCCGGCTACACCGGCTGAAGCCAGTCGATCACCACGGTGAACATCAGGGGCCTAGCGGCCCCCTTTTTTTGTGCCGTGGTGATTGAGCTTCCTACTCTGGTTCACACCACAGGCAGCAGCAGCTGTGAGCCAAGCGATTTTTCAGGACAGGCGGACCGGTAAGCGCGTCAAGCAGCTTGGCGGCGGCGGCGGCAAAGAGGACTTCGTGCTGGTGAAGGGCTCTGATGGTGTCCCTTATTACGCCTCGCTGACGCAGCTGATGCCCTGTGATGACAAGGGCACGCCTGATTTCAAGGCGGTGTATGAGAAGCCGGAGGATCCAGAAGAGAAGATCCCTGAGCCGGTGATCGACATCGTCGAGACCCGCCTCAATGTCAACACCGCTACCGCTGAGGATCTGGCCAAGCGGGTGCCGGGCCTGGGCTACCGCACCGCCAAGAAGCTCAAGAGCCTGCAGCTGTCGATGCCCGGTGAGGTGTTCCGCAACCTGGATCAACTCAAGGCCGCCAGCACCCGGGTGAACTGGGACGCGATCATCGAGGAGAACGTGCTGTTCGTCGGCTGAACAGCGCCGATACCCTCGGCTCAGCAGCCTGAGCGCCCGTGCGCCTGAACGATTACGACATCAGCCGCGCGGCGTTTCACCTGGGCATGAATGATGGATCCCAGCTGCCTGCTGGTGACATGGCGCGATTCCAGGAAGCGGTGAACCGCATTCCTGATACCCATTGGTACGACCGCATCGTCAACCAGTTGGATCGTTGCGATCGGGCCTGGGATGCCTCCGAGGTGATGAAGGATGTGGCGAGCGAGGGCCAGATGGCACCGTCACGCACGCAATCGATTTTCGGCGACGCAAACAGGGTGATCTCCATTTCTGATCCCCTCAATGCCGATACCCAGTACCGCGAGGTGTACCTGCGCGAGTGTGATCGGTTAGCCGAGTCGCTGTTTGTTTCCAACTACCGCCGCGAACAAACCCGCCGCTACGCCTTTGAACGCAGCGGCGCAGAATTCATCCTCAGCTGCCCGGGCCCGGCTGACACCTCCGTCGGCACACGCATCCTCGAAATCACCGGCGGCCTCGCCTGGCGCTGAGCGCATGGCGCTCCTTCATATGGGGTGTGAGATGAGCGGGCCCAAGCTCTAGATGTAGAACCTCGGCCCGTCACTGCAAAACCCCATATCAAAGGCGGCGAATGCCGCCCATACCCTTGAGGGAGTAAGCGGTAGTGCGGGTTGATGGCACGGCGAGTCCTGATCAACGGGCAGTGGGTGGACGCACCGGACGCCCCTGTCCTGCCGGCTGCCGCCCCTCCTGCCCCTGTACTGCCCCCTGCTCCCCGCCCTGCTGCGGCGCAGGTGGCGACGGCGTCACCCCGGCCTACCACCGGTAGTGGCGCAGCGGATCTGGAGAACGCCGGCAACCTGCTGGGTTCCCTGGGCCGCCACAGCTTCGCGGTGCCGCCGCAACACCTCTCCCAAGATGCAGTGTTCGCGGCTGCCACACCGGAGCAGCAGCAGCGCCTGGAGATGAACCCCGCCAGCAGCGGCGGCAATCGCCTCGAGCAGGCCCTCAGTGGCATCCAACCGGTGGAGCAGGATCTGGAAACCCGCCGCCGCCGCGCCTTCCTCGACGGCTCTGATTCGATGAGTGGCCTCAAGGCCATGCGCGGCGTGCTGGCCGATGAGCTCACCGCCCGGGGCGGCGGCGATGCCCTGGCCAAAGGCGGTGCCATCCCCTCGGTGAAGTTCCTCGAGGCCCAGATCGCCAAGCAGGGCCCCGCGCCTGGGCTGGGCTACGACGGCAACCGCAACTGGACCGCCAGTAACGACAAGGCGGGCGAGGAGGCCACGCTGCGCGCGATGGCCGCCGACCCGGCCGTGGCAACGTCTACCGGCGCCGGGCCTGGTGAGATTGCCACCACCGGCTTCAGCAGCGCGACGCCTCAGCTGGCGGCACCTGGCGGGCTGCCGCAGAAAGCGATCAACGACTACATGCAAACCGCGCTGCGCGGCAAGGTTTCAGCCGGCGCGCAACCGCTCAGTGAAATCGCCGATTGGCAGGTGACGCCGCAGCCGATCCCCGCCCTGCGGATGGAAACCGGCCGCGAGGCTGCCCTGGCTGCCTTTGCCGCCCGCGGTGAACGGGCACCCACCACACCGGGAGAAGCGGTGCTGGCCGCTGGTGCGGGCAATGCCTTTGGCACCCGCGGCGGGCAGTTCAAGCCCGGCAACACCTTGAACCTCGGTCACCTTGATCCCGAGCAGCTGCCGCCGCTGAACAGCAGTGGCTACTACAGCGGCTACAACCCCGGCAATTTCTTCGGTGCTGCCTGATGGATCCGCACAAGAAAGCCACCCGGCCCGCCAGTGACTACATGAGCCGCGCTGTTAATCCAGGTGATGTGCCCGTGGCCCGCGGCCAGAAACTGGCGCAGCAGTTCTATACCCAGCCGGGCGGGACGGTGCCGAACAACACGATGATCGGCAACCAGATCCAGCAGGAGCTGGGGCAGTTCGATAACGCCCGCATCAGCTCCAACCCCTATGGCGACTGGCGCGCCCAGGGCGTGCCCGGCACCGGGGTGAACTTCGGCATGCAGCCCCCCGCCTGGGGCGCGGCCAAGGTGATGTCCCCCCAGCCGATGCCCCAGAGCGAGCAGCTCGGTGATCTGCGCTGGGCCGGGCAGGTCAACGGCAGCGGCGGGCCCCTGGCCGCGGCGCCCAACGAGTCGGTGATGAACCCCGGCATCGCTGCTGAAGTGCAGCGCTATGGCACCGGCCAGCCAATGGGCGTGCCATTGCCCAGCTCACCACCTGCGGGGATGGAGGATCTGCGCAGCACTCAGAGCCTGATGCCCGCCGCGCCGGACATGATGTTCGCCTCACGGGTGGAGGGCCATCCCGCCCAGGCCGCCCTGCCTTCTGCCGGCCGCGGCGCGTCCCCCAGCACTGGCGGTCTGCCGTCGGTGATGCCCAATCCCGCTAACTAGCCATGAGCGAAAGCAAAGCAGTCAAGCGCCGTATCGCCGACGGCAGCCTGTCGATGGACGATGTCAACCGCCTGCGGGACAAGGACATCGCCTTTGACAAGCTCCTGGGTGTTGCCGCCAAGCGCGGTGCCACGGTCGACAAGGAGGTGCAGCGCGGCTATGGCGTCAGCCAGCTCAAGAACGGCACGGTGAACTGGACACCCAGCCAGGACATGGGTGCCTCGAAATACTTCATGGGCGGCCGGGGCCAGGACCCGATGATGGCGGCACTGGGCGAGACGCCTGGCCCGCGGGCCGGCAAGGGCTGGGTCGCCACCGGCGAGCATGAGAAGGGCGGAACCACCTACAGCTTCTATGGCGATCCGGCCTATGTGCAAAAGCGCAAGGACAAGGAGCGCGCAGTCAAGACAGAGACAACCGAGGCAGAAGTACCTGCAGCACCTGCGGCACCCGTGACTCCTGCGGAGCCCGCGCCGGTTGTGCCCGCGTTTGATCTCGAGCAGTTCCGCATGCCGTCTTTTGCTTCAGCCGGTCGTGATCGCTATCAGCCGTTTGAGTCGGCTGACAGCTGGGGTGGCCTGTCCAGTCAAGGGGTTGACGATCGCGTTCAAGCCTCAGAGGACACCACCAGGGCCAGCGGTGATTACCAGTTCGATGGGGATCGTCACCGCCGTGGTCGCTATAGCCCCAGTGGCATGCGCTTTGCTGGCAGCATTTTCAACGAACCGGATCAATAGCGAGGCATTGAGCCGCGGCGGCCCTAGGTGCATACCCTCGTGTCCAGGCGAGGCATTAGCCAGTGAGTAGTAGCTCGACCAACAAGCAGCCCCTGCTGATCGATCGACCGCTGCTGGTGGTCAGCCGGCTGGATAACACCACCTCGTCGGTGACATCGGTGGATCCCGGCACCGGCAGCAACGGCGTGCTGCTGGTGGACTGCACCGCTAATGACGGCGCGGTGATCGATGCGCTGTGGCTGATCCAGCGCGTCGATGATGACGCCAGCAAGGTCAACCTCTACATCTCCAGCAGCGCCTACAGCCTGGGGGTGACGGCATCTGGCGGCCCGGCCGCGGCGCACTTCATTGGTCGCTTTGGCTTTGCCGCCGCTGCCAAGGTGGGCGATCAGATCGGCGCCAAGCTGCCCAAGCTGCTGGCGCCCGTACCCCATGCCGGTGCCAACGGCGCTGATGGTGAACCGCCCCAGTACCGGGGCCTGTACCTGCAGAAAGGTCAGGCGCTATGGGCGGCGGTCAACAGCGCAGCAGCCGTTGCTGCGGCACCGAACATCGGCTGCCAGGGCG